AAGTGCTTAAGATGTTAGTAGAAAAGCAACTTCCCAAGAATCGTTTTGATGACATATATAAATATTCAGATATCGATTTTAGCGGGCAGTCTTTTTTAATACACCCCGATGTACTTTTATACAATTCATATAAGTATAGTTTTAGAGATGTGTGTATTTATGTCGCTTTAGCTAGTAGAAGACCTTACGCCTTATATAGAGCGTATGGCAAAACAACCCTTGATCTACTTTTTTTGAGTGCTGCTCATGAAAGGGAAGATCCTTTTTATTATTTAGAAAATAACAGGTTACTTCAAATAAGAAATGGAGAAGTTCACTTTTTATACGAAGAAGCCCCTAAGGAGAAACACTAAAAATGGCAATATCATTTAACCAACAAAAAGGTTCTGCACAAAAATCCTCTATTTCTGCATATCAGTATGTAGATGGAGATAATAAAATACGTCTATGTGGCGACATTCTTGCTCGTTATGTATACTGGGTGGAAGGCGAAAACAAGAAAAACATTCCTTTGGAGTGCTTATCTTTTGATCGCAATGAAGAGAGGTTTAATAACAAAGAACAAGATTGGGTTAAAAAATACTATCCCGATCTTAAGTGTAACTGGAGCTATGCTACTCAGGGTATTATTAACGGAGAAGTAAAAGTTGTCAATCTTAAGAAAAAACTTTGGGAGCAAATTAATATCGCTGCTGAAGATCTTGGAGACCCTACTGATCCAGAAACTGGATGGGATATTATCTTTAAGAGAGTTAAGACAGGACCCCTGCCTTATAACGTAGCATACCAACTACAACCATTAAAATGCAAACCTCGTGCTCTTAATGAGACTGAAAGTGCTTTATTTAAAGAAATAAAATCTATGGAGGATGTAATGCCTCGTCCAACTCCTGATGCTCAGAAAGAGCTTCTTGACCGAATTCGTCAGAAAGATGTTGCTGAAATAGATGAAACTATTGAAGACGAGTTCAATGTTGCATGATAAAAACACAAGAAACTCGGTTGGAGTTAGTATAATTGATTTTATTCACAGCAGATTGGCATATAAAACTGGGACAAAAAAATGTCCCAGTTGCGTGGGCGAAAAAAAGATATGAATCTTTTTTCAACCAAATTAATGAAATAGAAAACCAATGTAGTATGCACATAATTGGAGGCGATCTTTTTGATCGCCTTCCAAGTATGGAAGAGTTAGAATTATACTTTTCTTTTATAAGAAAGGTTAATATTCCTACCTTAATTTATGACGGTAATCATGAAGCTACAAAAAAGAATAAAACTTTCTTTAGTCAACTTAAACAAGTCAGTAGAGATATAAACCCTTTTATTCATATAGTGGACTTTTCTTATGTAGATAAGGATAGGGGCTTTAATGTGCTCCCTTATGCAGACTTGTATAGAAAAAATAGTGTGGAAGCTTTTGATAAAAGCCTACCCCTATTTACTCATGTACGAGGTGAGATTCCTCCTCATGTAAAACCTGAAATAGATTTAGACAGGTTAGAAGAGTTCCCTATAGTATTTGCGGGAGATCTTCATGCCCACTCTAATACCCAAAGAAACATAATATATCCTGGTAGTCCTATGACAACATCGTTCCACCGTAATAAGGTGGAAACAGGATATTTATTAATAAACGATAGAGACTGGTCTTGGATATGGGAGAGATTTGATTTACCACAATTATGGAGGATAACTATAGAAGACCCAGACCAAATGGTTCCAGGGGACTATCACCACATAATTTATGAGTTAGAAGGAGATATACAAGAACTTTCAAAAGTAAAGAACTCAGAACTATTAGATAAGAAAGTAGTTAAACGAAGTAGTGAAGCAACCCTTCTTCTTAGTAAAGAAATGACTATAGCAGAAGAATTAGCAGAATATTTAGAATATATTCTTGAACTACCAACAGATAAAGTCTCCAACATATTAGGAACTTATAATGATTACGCTAAAGCAGCTACAGTGGAATAACTGTTTTAGTTATGGTTCAAATAATAAATTATTACTGGACGATAACGCAGTAACCCAAATAATTGGAGTTAATGGCACAGGAAAGTCTTCTATTCCTTTAATAATAGAAGAAGCTTTATATAATAAAAACTCTAAAAGTATTAAGAAAGCTGATATCCCAAATAGATATGTGGGGAAGGGATATAGTATAAAACTGACGTTTACAAAAGATGATGATATTTATGTAGTAAGCATTGATAGAAAAAACTCTGTAAAAGTAAAACTAGAAAAGAATGACGAGGATATATCAAGTCATACATCTACAAATACTTATAAAACGATTCAAGACATAATTGGAGTTGATTTTAAAACGTTTTCTCAATTAGTATATCAAAATACAAATACAAGCTTACAGTTTTTAACAGCTACTGATACTAATAGGAAGAAGTTTTTAATTGACTTATTACATCTTGAAAATTATATTGAGTTGTTTGATCTTTTTAAAGAAGAAGCGAGATCAGTCTCTACAGAAATTAATAGGATACAAGCAAAATTTGATACTATAGAAAAATGGTTAGTAGATAATAAATTGGGAGATACTACCATACTTCCAATGTTAAAATTAGAAATTTCTACGGAAAAAGAGGAAAAAGAGTTCCATTATCTTACAGAAGAAATTGAAAATATTTCGGAAAAAAATAATAAAATCTCAAAAAATAATCAATTACTTTACCTATTAAGTCAAATTAATTTACAAGAAGCACAAAATTGTAAAATAACGGCAAAAAAATCTTATGATTCTTTGCAGACTAAAAAAGGAACGCATTCACAAGTTGTAGCGGGGTCTCAACACCTCATAAAAAAATTAAGTAATTTAGGAGCAGCTTGTCCTACTTGTGAGCAAGTAGTAGATCAAAGCTTTATTACAAAGTTAAAAACCTCAGAGACTGAGAAAATCTTAGACGCGGAGAAGGAAATTGAACAAATTACAAATGAAATTAGACGAATTAAGGTGGATAATCAAGAGTTCGAGCATTGTCAGCAAATTGAAACTGATTGGAAAGAAATTTATCGAAGTATTGATCGCAATCTACCTAAGACTGTCTTGGATAAGCAAATCCTTACTAGCAGGTTGCAGAGCGTTCAAGCGAAATTACATCTACGAAAAAGCCAACTGGAAAGTAACGCAGAAGAAAACGAAAGAAGAACAAAACACAACACCAGAATCGTAGTAATCCAGGAACAAACAGAGTCTTTTTTGAGAGAGTTAGAAGAGTGTCAAAGTAGTTTAAATAAGCAAGAGAAACTCTTTTCAAATTTAGAAATATTAAAAAAAGCTTTCAGCACGAATGGGCTGCTGGCTTACAAAATTGAAAATCTTGTAAAAGAGTTAGAAGACCTTACAAATCAGTACTTAGGCGACCTTTCTGATGGCAGATTTACTCTTCAATTTGTTGTACTAAACGACAAGTTGAATGTAGAAATTACTGATAATGGAAAAATTGTTGAGATTGCTGCTTTAAGTTCTGGCGAGCTTGCAAGAGTTAATACTGCTACTCTGCTAGCTATTAGAAAATTAATGAGTAGTATTTCAAAGTCTAGACTTAACCTATTATTTTTAGATGAAGTTATAGGAGTACTAGATGATACAGGGCGTGAAAAACTAATAGAAGTTCTTTTAGCTGAAGATTTAAATACTTATATTGTTTCTCACGGTTGGACACACCCATTATTAGAAAAAACAGAGGTAATAAAAGAAGAAAATATAAGTAGGTTAGAATAAATGGTTGATAGTAAAGCGAAAGGTGCAAGGGGGGAATATTTGGTTAGAGATTTATTACGAGAGTATACAAATCTTCAATTTGAAAGAGTTCCTATGTCAGGTGCATTAGAGTATCTAAAAGGGGATCTGTATGTTCCTAATGAAAAGAATTATTTTTGTATTGAGGTTAAGAATTATGCTGACTCGCCCCTTACAGATAAAATTTTAACGCAGAAAAAAACAAATAATTTAAAAAAATGGTGGAAGAAACTTGAAATTCAAGCAACAGGGGGAAATCAAGCACCTTTATTATTTTTTAAGTATAACAGGTCAAAGATTTATGTAACTACTGAAATAGTTCCAAAGAATATAGACTATATTTATATTAGTGAATTAAATTGTTATGTTACTCTCGCAGAAGATTGGTTAAAAAAAGAAAAGGTAGAATTTATAAAATGAGAAAAAACATATATTGGGATTCAGCTTATGGCGCTTAGTTTTAATGACCAAAAGAAAGATGGAACGCTTATAATTGATGCTTTAAACTTAGCATTTAGATGGAAACATCAAGGCAGAACAGATTTTAGATATGAGTATGAGAAAACCGTACAGTCTCTTGCAGACTCTTATAAATGTAATAATATAATCATTACGGCGGATAAAGGCTCTTCAACTTATAGAAGAAATATTCTTCCAAGCTACAAACAAAATAGAAAAGATAAGTATGCTACTCAAACGGAAGAAGAACAAATTGCATTTGAGGAGTTTTTTGAAGAGTATAGTGCTACACTTGATTTATTAAAATGGCCAATACTACAATTTGAGGGAGTAGAGGCTGACGATATTGCAGCACACTTAGTAAAAAATAAAAATCTTTTTAATTTTAAAAATGTATGGCTAGTCTCTAGTGATAGAGATTGGGACTTATTGATTCAACCTGGGGTTAGTAGATTTTCTTATGTCACTCGAAAAGAAATAACTTTAGATAATTGGAATCAGCATTATGAAGTAGCACCTTGTGAGTATATATCTTTAAAGTGCCTCACAGGAGATAAAGGAGATAACGTGCCCGGAATTTCAGGTATCGGGCCGAAAAGAGCTTTAGGGCTTATAAAAGAGTATGGTAGTGCTCTTAATATCTATGACGCTGCTCCTATACCTGGTAAGTATAAATATATTGAAAATTTAAATGAAAATTACGAGCAAATAATTCAAAATTACGAGCTTATGGATTTAATCAGCTACTGTGACGATGCTATAGGCAAAGATAATATTGCCCAAATTAAAGAGAGGTTAAGTTAATGGATCAGTATCAAAGTTTTATCCATAAAAGCAGATATGCTAGATGGTTAGAATCTGAAGGACGTAGAGAAACTTGGGCAGAAACAGTTCAACGATATATAGATTTCTGGATAAATAGAGATCAGTTAAAAGAAGAAGAAGCAAAAGAATTATACGATGCAATTTATGCAATGGAAGTTATGCCGTCAATGCGGTGTATGATGACTGCTGGAGAAGCTCTAAAAAGAGATAATGTAGCAGGCTTTAATTGTAGTTACTTACAGATAGATCATCCAAGAGCTTTTGATGAGCTTATGTATGTACTAATGTGTGGAACAGGAGTAGGCTTCAGTGTGGAACGTAATTTTATTAATAAATTACCAGAAGTAGCTGAAACTTTTCATAAGACAAATTCTATAATTATAGTAAGTGATAGTAAACTTGGTTGGGCAAGTGCTTTTCGTGAGTTAATCGCTATGCTATATGCAGGAAAGATTCCTAAATGGGATATGGGTCGTATACGCCCAGCGGGTGCTAAACTTAAAACTTTTGGTGGAAGAGCCAGTGGTCCGGATCCTTTGAATGATTTGTTTAATTTTTGTGTTGGAATTTTTTCAAAAGCTGCAGGACGTAAACTTAATAGTTTAGAATGCCATGATGTTTGCTGTAAAATTGCAGATATTGTAGTAGTTGGAGGGGTGCGTAGGTCTGCATTAATCAGTCTTTCAAATCTATCAGACCCAAGAATGTCAAAAGCAAAAACCGGTCAATGGTGGATGGATGAAGGACAACGCAGACTAGCAAATAATTCTGTAGCTTATACTGAGAAGCCCGACTTTGAAGCTTTTTTAACAGAAATGCAAAATTTGTATGAAAGTAAGTCGGGTGAAAGGGGGATTTTTAGTAGATTTGCGGCTCAAAAAATCGCTGAAAGAAACGGACGCAGAGACCACGAACAAGACTTTGGTACTAATCCTTGTTCTGAAATTATTTTAAGAAGTAACGAGTTTTGTAACTTATCCGAAGTAGTTGTTAGAGAAAAAGACAGTTTAGACACTTTGAAACGAAAGGTAAGAATTGCAACAATTATTGGAACTTTGCAAGCTACTTTAACGGAGTTTCGCTACTTACGAGTAAGATGGAAGCGAAATACTGAAGAAGAATGTTTACTAGGAGTTAGTTTAACTGGTATAATGGATCACGCTGTATTAAGTACTCCTGGTCCTAAACTAGAAAAATGGCTGACGGAGATGAAAAATGTGGCTATTGAAACAAATAAAGAATTGGCGAGCAAACTTGAAATTAATCAGTCTGCAGCTATTACATGTGTTAAACCTTCTGGTACAGTGTCTCAGCTTGTTAATTCTGCTTCTGGGATTCACCCTCGTTTCTCTAAGTATTATATCCGAAGAGTTCGTTCAGACAAAAAAGATCCTCTAGCACAATATATGCTAGCAGCTAGTTTTCCTGCTGAACAGGATGCGATGAATCCAACTACCTTAGTTTTTTCATTCCCTGTAAAAGCTCCTGAAACGTCTGTAGTAGTAGAACAAGTTGGTGCAATGCAACAATTAAAGCTATGGAAGACATATCAAGATTTTTGGTGTGAACATAAACCTAGTGTGACTGTATACTATACCGATAATGAATTTTTACAAATTGCTCAGTGGATTTGGGAAAACTTTAATTCAGTATCAGGCATTAGTTTACTACCTGTAAGTGACCATGTGTACCAACAAGCTCCTTACGAAGCAGTAGAAAAAGAAGAGTATGAAGAGTTTTTAGGCAAAATGCCAAAAGATATTAATTGGGAGGATCTTGCTAATTTTGAGCAAGAAGATAATACAACTGGTTCACAAGAACTCGCCTGTGTAGGCGGAGTCTGTGAAATAGCATGAGGAGTTTTTAGTGAAATTAGAATTAAGTGTAGAAGAAATTAATCTCATACTTCAAGGGTTGGGAGAGCTTCCAGCCAAAATGAGTATGGCTATTATTCAAAAAGTGCAACAACAGGCTGCTCCACAAATGCAGCCAGGAGAACCCGAGGAGGGGGAAACATAAATGAAAAAACTACTAGCAATTATAATATTGCTTTTACCAACAACTGTTTGGGCTAGTGAAATTTTTAGTGGAAGTGTAGCGGCATCGTCTGATTATCTTTGGCGTGGTTATTCACAAAACAATGAAAAAGTAGCGGTTAGTGGAGGTATTGAAGTGGCAATAAAAGGATTAACTGTAGGAGCTTGGGCTTCTCAAGTTGACTTTGAAGATGACGCTAATTATGAGTATGACTACTATGTAGACTATTCACACTCTTTAAATAATTATTTTGGTTTTAGTGCAGGAATGATAAACTATAACTGGGATAACGTATATGATACTATTAATGAAGGATATTTTGGAGTTAATGTTCTAGGATTTTCAGCAACTTATTATCAAGACTTGAAGGATTCTGACCTTAATTTTGTGTCTGGAACATACACTATTCCTTTCATTACTTTATTTGATATATCTTTAGAGTATGGAAAAGCAACAGGATTTGATGCATATCAAGCAATTAATGTATCTAAAGATTTAGGAGACTATACTTTCGGAGGACAGGTAGGTACTGAAGAGTCTATGATTTCAATATCCTACAACTTTTAAAAGAGGTTTATTCCGTGTTTAGGTGATCTGTCTTACTCCCTGCCGGAATATTG